ACGTCGTGGTACCGGCATCGAGCAGAGCAGTCGACGCACCGAACTGAACCTGCTGAGCAGCCAGGTCGCTCTCTCCATTGACGTCGTTGAAGTCGTACTGGAAGATGGGTCGCTGAAGGCTGACCTGAAGGGCATCTCGAGGAAGCAGGTCATCGGGCTGGTCCGGCCCGTCATTCCACTGGACGACCATGGCCGGCCGCATGCTGCTAGCGCTCGCCTGGGTCGAGTAGATGGAGCCACCAGCGGCTCGGTTGGTAGTGATGATGAATCCGTACCACGGAGTGCCGTTGGCGACCGACTGGAGGAGAGCGGTGACATCGAACTCCCACATGGTGTCCTTAGCAGCACCGGTCTTGGTCACCGTCACAGTCGCGCCGACACCGGCAGGCTGGTTGCCCCACGTCGCCTTGTTGACGCCCCACTTGCTCCCGAGCCGCTGGATGGTGAGAGTCACCGATCCTGCCCACGCCTCTGCGTTCCAGACGCGGACCTTCCCGCTCTGGACCGTCGAGCCCGGAGTCCACGGCTTGGCGAAGTAGACCAGGCCACGCTTCTGAGACCCACCAGTGGCGTCCAGGTACATGCGGGCCTTCTGCCCGTAGTTCTTGCCTGGAGCGTTCTGGTTGATGTACGTATCCGTCGCGTTCTTGACGGTGACTGGGGTGCCCATCAGTTCATCCTTCCAACAGTGTCATCGTAGTCAGAGTCATCGTCATCGACCCCTGCGGCGATTCCCTCGATGTACGCACGGCCATCCTTCAAGGTCAGCCATCCGCTGATCTTCTGGCCCACGCCGCCTCCAGACTTGCGCGCTCCCTTCCGAACGCCACCACGTCCAGATACCGGGACCGTCGCAGCAGCCGTCGAGCCGGCAACCTCACCGACAGTCATCTGAAGGTCGGGCAACTGAGCGTTGATGCCATCGACCAGCATCCTCACGATCTGCTTTCCTGCATAGCCACCGTTGAGGACACGGAGCGGACCCTCCTGGACCGGCGAGCCAGGGATCAACTTGCCGATGCCATCACCAATGACGGACTTGGCCTTGTCCGCGAGCGCGCCAGCCATCGAGCCGATGCCGTTGATCAGCGACTGGATGATCTCAACACCCTTGCTGTACATGTCTCCTGCGAGTCCGGCGAGCGCTCCGAGAATCTTGCCAGGCAGAGCGTTCATGTACGTCATCACGCCAACGATCCCGTTGGTCACCGCAGACTTGATCGCGGACCAGGCACTGGATGTTGCGGACTTCACTGCGTTCCATGCCGCGATGATCGCACCCTTGATCGCGGAGCCCGCAGAGGACACCGCCGACTTGATCACGTTCCACGCCCCGATGATGACTTGCTTCATCACGTTCCAGGCCGCACTCGTGAAGTTCTTGATCGTGGCCCACAGAGCAATGATGATCGCCTTCAGAATCTGCGCGGCTCCTCGGACGATGGCGCTGATCGCAACCCAGGCACCGTGGAGAATCTGCTTGATACCCTCCCACGCCTGGCCCCAGTCACCCGAGAGGATGCCCATCACCAGGTTGATGATGCCCTTGATGACTTCCATGCCACCTAGGATGATGCCCTTGATCTGAGTCCAGATGCCCTGGACGACTCCGCTGATCAGGTTCCAGACGACCGTCCACTGAGCGAGCATGAGGTTGAGCGCGATCCCGAAGATGGCACGGACCTGCGAGAGCGCTCCATCGGTCCCGTGGGCGAGTTCATCCCACGACTGCATGATGAGGTCGATGATCGACTTGATCTCAGGCCACACCTGGCCAGTGAAGAAGTCAAGGAACGCCTGGATGCCCACCTGGATGTCGGCCCATGCGCTGAGGACAATGTCGCGGAACTTCTCGCTGTGGTTCCAGAGCAGATAGATCGCTGCTGCGACCAGAGCAATGATCGCAATCACCGCGAGCGCTGGCCCGAGGATCGCACCGAGGCCGATGCCTCCAGCAGCACCGATGGCTGCGAACGCAGTCGAGAGCGAGCCGATGAGCAGAATGATCTGGATGATGCCAGCCGCGAGAAGTAGCAGGGTAGCCATGGCAACGGCGATGCCAGCGATCCACTTCTGCTGAGTGTCGCTGAGGTTCAGGAACCAGTTCGCCGCCTTGGTCACGGCGTCCACGAGCATGCGGAGGTACGGAAGGATGATCGTGCCGATGGCGATGCCCGCAGTCTCCAGCGATCCCTTCATCTGCTCAAGCGAGCCGCGGAAGTTGTCCATGCGCTTGGCAGCGACATCGGCGGCCTTGACCTTGCCGATGGACGTGGCCATCTTGTCGAAGCCCTTGGCACCGTTCCTGGTCAGGATCGCTGCAGCACGAATGGCGTCAGAGCCGAACAGGGTCTGGAGAGTCGCCTGCTTCTGCTGCTTGGTCATGCCCGCGAGGGAGCCGCTCAGGACGCCAGCGATCTTGGACATGTCCTTGATGTTGCCGTTGGCATCGTAGAACCGGTTGGCTCCGTTCTCCGTGATGATGCCCAGCCGCTCCATCTCGTCGGCCTGCTTCTTGGTCGTCGGCTGGAGACGCATGAACATGGACTTGAGCGACGTACCGGCGTCGGAGCCCTTGATGCCCGCGTTACCCATGAGGGCGATAGCCGTTGCGGTGTCATCGAACGACACGCCGGCCAGGTTCGCGACAGCACCGACCTGCGAGAGCGACATGCCGAAGTCAGCAACGTCGATAGCCGATGCGTTGGCCGCACCAGCGATCTTGTCGGCGACGTTGGGCAGGTCCTGGGCCGCGAGAGCGAACTGGTTCATCGCGTTCGATGCGATGGTGGCGGCCTGTGGGATGTCGATCTCACCAGCGGCCGCAAGGTTCACTGCTGCGTCAGCCGCGCCGTTGAGCACATCCTTGCTACTCAGACCGGCCTTGACCAGTTCCTCGATAGCCTGTGCGGCTTCCGTGGCACTGAACTGTGTATCCTTGCCCAACTGGAGAGCCTTGTTCCGTAGGGCATCAAGGTCATCGCCTGTCGCGCCGGACACAGCACTGATCGCAGAGATGCGCTGCTCGAAGTCGGCAGCCGCGTTGACGGCGACTCCCAGTCCAGCAGCAATCGCAAGACCGGCGATACCGGCGGTGCGACTGACCGTGCGAAGTCCCTGAGAAGTTGAGACGCTTGTCTTCTGCAGGCCCTTCACATCTGCTTCGGCTGCCTTGGCTCCCGAACCGTCATAGTCCAGGACAATGCGACCAGTGGCTGTGCCCAGCGCGAACGTCATCAGGCTTCCTTACCTCGTGAGGCACCAATCGGATTGCGGTACTGGCGAGGGATGCCAAGCCAGTCAGCCAACTTCTGCTGCCGCTTCCGTGCTACCTGTTCCTTCTTCTTGCCGGTGATGGAGTCGAGTTCGTGTTCGAGTGCTGAGCCGAATGAGTACACCGAGTTGTTGATCGTGAACGCAAGCATCGGGTCCTCGATGAACAGGAGTTCAGCGGGAGTCTTGCTCCACGCCTTAGCCTGGTTGTACAGCAGCCATGTCTGCTGCCAGTTTGTCACGAAACTTCTCGGCGTCAGCCGTACCTCCGATGGCCCACTGGAAGATGAACTGCTTGTCCTCCATGTCGACCTGATCGGCGTACAGGACTTCAGGGTCACGCTCAGGGTCCACGTAGCGGTGGTACTTGGCGTGCTTCTTGTCGACGTGGACACCGTTGCCTCCGGTGTACGTCTCCGAGCAGCCGTCGACTGCGCAGATCGGCGACATCTCCACGGGAGGCTCCTGGACCACGAACACCAGCGCGCGGTCGAACAACTCCATGGCCGCAGCCAACTTCTTGGGGTCCTCGGCGATCTCATTCAACTTGCTCGGCGGCAAGCCCTTCTTGCTGTTGATCGCCTGCGAGATGATGCCACTGAGAGCGTCGGGGATCATGCCGCTCTCCAGGAACGCCTCGGGGCGCACGGGCCGTGCGAGGCACTCGTTGCCAGACGGGAGCGGGAGGGTGACTCCCTGCGCCTTGGCCTTGCTCTTCCACTGACTAGCCTTGGTTGCCATTCTGGACTCCTTGGTCTCCGATGGGCTACGGGGTTGTTGCCGGCTGCGATCAGACGATCGCGACAGCCGTCTCGTTCAGGATGAAGTCGTACAGCACATCGACCTTGGCAGTCAGCGTGGCCGGCAGAGCCTGACCACTGGCGCTGGTGAGCCAGAACGAACCATCCGCCAGTTCGCCTTCCAGCGAGTCCGACGCACGGCACTTGTACAGCACGGCGTGGAAGTCTCCACCGTTGTCCGCGATGGCCTGACCCTCAGCCTTGAAGTACGGCTTGACGTCAGTGACCTTCTTGGTGTAGGTGGTGACCTGTGCGGGAGTGGTACCAGTCGTGGTGACGGTGCCGCCAGCCATCAACTTGTACACGGACAGCGTGATGCCGCCGTGCTCCATCTCCCAGTCGACACTGGCACCCTTGCCCCGGATGGCGATGACCTTGTCATCACCGCGCAGTTCCTCGAAGTCCTCAGCCTCGCTGAAGGACATGGAACGTGCGTTGGGGTAGTCGATCCCGGTGCCGAGCGTGGTTGCCGCGTCGGTCGTGAACGGCGTGATCTTGGTGTCACGCAGACCGTACGGCAGACTGCTGTCCCAGGGCATCTCCCTGTTCCTTTCTGTTGTTGATCACCGGGGTGTCCTTGTACTGCTTCGTGTCGACCAGCACCCCAGTGATCGGATCGAAACGATGGATGATGACAACGCCCGAACGTGAGCCACAGAGAGCGCTCTTGCACTTCACCTCGATGAGGCCATCGTGGATGACCCCGTGAAGTTTGTGCTCACAGCGCAACTCCATGTCAACTCCCGCTGGACTTGCCCTTGCCGGCGGAGGTCGCACCAGTGGTGGCATCGACCACCTTGGCGGCCACGGTGGACTCATCGACAACCTTGCCGGTCACGATGTCGTCGCCGACGGAGCCGTCATCCTTGATCTCGCTGACCGTGAAGGTGTCGTTGTCACGGAGCACCTTGATCAGTTCGTCGGGAGCGTCGATGTTGATGGCGAGTCGCGGTGCCTTGAGCACACCACCGTTGGCCTCCCCCAGACGATCCCACACGAGGTCTTCAGACACCTCGATGTTGTGGGCTTCCTTGAGGTGGTCCGCACCGATGATGCGAACGTCACTCAGACCCTTGTAGTACACACGTACCTTGGCCATTGGGGCCTCCTTTCAAGTCACAATCCTACCGGCCAACGCACAGCGGCCTAGGGCTCCCTGTACGTCACGAGGAAGGTGACATAACGGGTGTTCGTTCCGTAGTGATCGTCGTATCCGTCGCCTGATGTGTCCTCCCATCGGCAGTCCATGATGTTGCCCTCGGCGGTGCGCACACCAGCCATGGGCGGCACCTGATCCTCCAACTCCTTGGCCAGTGCATCGGACGGATCAGTGTCACCACCCTTCCAGTGAATCCACACCTGGTAGCGCTGCTGCTTGACCTTCATCTCCGGCGTGGAGGGCATGAACACCGGGCGCTGGTTGGTGGCTGCGCGAATGATGACGAACGGGGCATCAGGCATGTCTCCGTCGCCTTCGGGACCTTCGCCCGCTCCGGTCGCCATGAGCCGGTCACCGAACTTGGTGCTCATACTCGGCATCGACTTCACCGAGTCATACATGAACTGTCGCGGCATGATCGCTCCTCAGTCGAATGCCAGGTCCGCAACCAACTGGATCAGTTGAGGAGCGAACACTTCGATGGTTGGGTTGATGATCTGGTACTTGCCAGACCACCGGAGTTCCAGCCACGGCCCGTACGGAACCGTGTGGTACAGGTAGACGACCACGTTGTTGGTGTTGACCTCGACCTCAGTGCTGAGGCCACGCCGAGCGTCGCCGCTCTGGTCGTTCCACGTGGCGTTGGAGCGCATGTACGACTCAGCCTCTGGTGCGACCTTCTTGGCAGCGACAGTCATGGCGCGCTTCACCTTGGGGCCAAACTGGTTGACCCTCGCAGTGAGGTCGCCAGACCACTCGATGCCACTAGCCACTGTAAGCGACCTCCACCCAAGTCTCATAGGTGTTCGTGAGTCCTGCGCCTCGGACGTAGGTCACCGTGTAGTTGCGCCCACCCAACACGAATGCGTCATTGTCTGTGACGTCTG